GTCGAACCCGGTGGCAAGGATGTTGGACAGCGCCTCCACCACTTCATTGGTGTCGCCCGTGACGGCATAGAGCTCACCGGCCTTGTTGTGCAGCTGTTCCATACCCATGCCGGCGTCCCTGGCATTCTGCTCCAGAAAGCTGAGGTCGCGCCGCAATTCCTTTGTCTGCTCCAACAGCTCGGCGCATTTACCGATCACCATGCTCAGCCCATTGCCGATCAAGGTGCCCAGGGCGATGTCAAAGGTCTTTGCACCTTTGCCGCCGTCCTCCATGCCGCTGCCTGCCTCTTTTGCTGCCTTTCCGGCCTTTTCTGCGCTGCCGGACGTCTCGTCCAGCACCTTCTCCGCGTCCGACAGCGCCGCGGCAAAGTCGTCCGATTTCTTGACATTCTTTTCGATGGACGCCTCCAGGCTCAGCATCCGTTTTTCCAGCTTCAGCGCCTGGCTGCTGGTCTCGCCGTACCGCTCCGCCACGCGCTCATGCTCCTGCTCACAGTTGGAAAGCTCTGCCTGCTGGTTCACTATGACGGCGTTCAGTCGGTCCAGTTCCTTCGCGGCTGCCTCGATGCCTTCCGTGGTGGGCTCGATCTTCCATTTTTCCGCGTTTTTTCGGGCCTTTTCCAGCTCTTGATCCGCCTTTTGCACAGACTTTGCGGTGCTGTTTACAAAGTCATCCATGAGGCTTTTCATCTTGCTTGCCGCCTGCTGGATGCGGCTGACGTCTATATTCGCGCCAATGATGATGCCGTCATCCGAAATTGCTACACCCATTCATGGATCTCCTTTCCATCGCCGCGTCATACTCGGCCTCGTAGTCCACCGGGTCCAGCGCCCATTGCTGTTTGATCCGCGCGTACCGCGCACGCTCTTTTGCATCCGTGATATCGTTCAAATTCGTCCCGCGCCAGGAGATCGCCGTCTTGATCCAGCTGTCTGAAGGCAAGCTTTGAAACAGAGCCTGGAACGCCCACCAGTGCATCCGCGCCGCGGACAGGTCGATTCCCGCATAAAGCCGGAAGTCGGCCCAAATGTGGGGGAAGTCCCGTGTCCAGTCCAGCAGACGCTCGGGCGGCGGCGCTTCATCCTTGCCCGCCGATTCACCGCAAAAATAGAAGTCGAGCACCCCCTGCAGGTGCCCGGCTTCGTCTTGCGGTATTTCTTTGAAAACATTTAAAAGCAGGATATCATGCTTTTCCCGCCAGAGCAGAGGCGAGCCAAGCACGCAGCCCACGTTTTTCATCCACCACAGCCAGTCTGTCGGGACTGGCCTGCCCAGAATCGTGTCCGGCAGTTCCAGTATCGGTATCGGCGTTGGCGTCGGCATCGTGCTCATGTGTTTCGCCCTCCTTTGCTTCCGGCGCCAGATACTGCTCCAGCATTTCCTGCCGCCCGGTCATGATCTCGCTGTAGATGTATGCGCACAGGTCCATGTGCTCTCCGCTGTTCTCCGGTCGTCCCGCGAATATCTCCCGGTATTCCTCCGGTCCGATGGTCCCCTCGATGAACTCCCGGCAGACAGAGACCAGCTCCCGGTTTTTCTGCAGGACCTTTTCAACGTAGTCCGCAGATTTTTCTCCGCCCTTCACGCCTTCAAGCATTTGCGCATAAAGGCGGCTGAACGCATCGGCCGTCTGCAGGATGCGGGGGAAGTCCCGCGAGACCCCTTCCAGCATACGGCTGTCGGAAAAGTCGCACGGGTACGCCTTGCCGCAGATCACGACCTCACGCTTTTTCTTGAACTCAAACCCCGCGCTCATTTCCCGGTCCCCGCAGTCAGCATGGCGGCAGCTTTCGCAGCTTTCGGCGCAAAGGTGGGCACGCCCTCCGGGCTGATGGTCACAGTGCCCGGTTCCGGCGTTCCCTCAATCTTCATGCCGAAGCCGATGTTTTCCCGGTTGTTCGCGTCGCCGCTGCCGTCATCCGTGATGCTCAGCACGGCAAAGCCCTGGTGTCCGTTGACGGCTTCCGTTTCCATGTTGTCGTAGCACTCCAAAAACTTCACCCGGCGGCCATCCAGATCGTACAGCTTCTCCATAATGGCGTCCTGCGCCTTGTCGCCCAACACACGCCAGCCGCTCCAGGTCCTGGACACGGTGACGCCCGTGACCTCGCTCTCGGCCACGCCGCGCCCGGCCATGTCGTAGTAGTCCTGGCTCTGCTCGTTGATGCTGTTGCCGCGGGAAGAGATGCCCTTGGCGATCTCCGCCCATTCCGGCGTGTCATTTACGCTGAGGTCGATCCACCAGCGGCGGTTATACGCACGCGGCGTCACATACTTTCCCGGCATTGTCGTCACTCCTTTTCGTATTTCAAAGCGCCTTGTACCTTGTAGACGCCGTATTGATAGTTTTCATCCCATTCCGAAAGCCCGCCGTCGCTGGCCTTGATGCTGATAAACTCTGCATCTGTCAGAGGCACACCCTTTCCGTCCTGCTCTTGTACCCAGTTCTGCAGCCGTTCGAGAAAATTGCAATTATCCAGGCGCATGGCATCGTCTGCGCTCATGCGCGTGGCTGCAATCACAAAATTGTATTGGTATGTCACTGCGCCGGTCATGTCCCGCGCCAGCTCTGTGCTGCCCGTGGGCAGAATCGCATATCCTTCGGCATCGGTCTCCAGCTGGTCGGTGCGCGGTGCAAATTCCTGCAGGACAGGGCACTGCGTGAACAGGGCCTGCAAGTCGCTCAGAATCGCCATTTAACGTCCTCCTCTCAGAATGAGCCTTTTTTCGTCCTCGATAATCTGACTGCCCTCGGCCTCCATCAGCCGCTCGGCCCAAAATGGACCGGCCAGCCGGTTATACACTGTCGTGTACTTCAAATCCTTTGCCGTAGCCCTGCGGGGTGTGCCCGCCATGACTTTTCCGAAGTACAGGTACTTGACCTGCGGGCCGCGGATCACGATGCGGCCGTTGGCCGGCTCCTGGCCCTGGGCGATGGCGTTCTCGATGCTGCTGTATGTGCGCTTGGGCACATACTTGGTGATGCGCCGTGCAACATTTTTCACAAGATGCTGCTGCGCGCGTCCGCCTTCTTCAAGTCCCAGGTCCTTTACGAGGTTTCCAAACTCCGGCAAACGAAAGTCGAGCTGCAGCATGCTCATTCCGTCGTCACCTCACAATGGGGCAGGCCGCCGAATGCACAGTGCACAAGGTTTTTGACAGTCAGGGGCTTGTCTGCGATCAACTCACGCTTGCTCTGTGTGTCCGTGACCTCGCCCATACGCTCGCCTTGCACCACGTAGTCCTTTTCCCGTTTTTCGCCCTTGTACTGCTCCGGCAGTTCACCGGGGATGACGATGCTCACGCCGTCCTCTCCGTCCTGCCAGAAGCAGGCGGGGACATACACCCGCGTGTATGCCCCCGGCCCCGTCTGCAGATACAACGTGCAGCTTGCATTCGGCGTCAGCATCCGCTCACCCCCCGGTACAGCAGCCCGCTGCGGATGGGGATATATTGGGCGGCGATACGCAGGCAGCGGCGCTCGAAGCTGCCCGTCTGTGCATCATCCTGCTGTACGCTGCGGCTCCAGTTTCCCACGCTTTCGCTGGTCACTTTGCCGCCCGCCAGCACGGCCGTGTCCTGGGCGTGCTGGGCGTCTGCCAGCGCGCAGTGCGCCATGCGCACGCATTTCGCCAGCGTTTCATCCTGTTCCCAGGCTCCGTCCTGCAGGCGGTCCAGCGTCAGGCTGTGCAGCATGTACTCCGCACGGGCCAGGCAGCCCTCCACGTCCGCCTCCGAAAGTTTTCCGTGGTATGTGGAATAGTAGAACTCCTTGTCCGCTACCATGCGTATCCCTCCCGTGTTTTACTCTGCAGCCATCTCCGGCTGCTCACCGGGCACAGCCTCAGCCGGTGCGGCAGAAGGCTCTACCGCCGTCTGCACGGCCAGCAGCAGGTCCTGCTTTTTGGCCGCGCCCGTCACGTCGATGCCGCGCGCCGCCGCGAAGCTGCGCAGCTCTGTCACCGTCATGTCCTCCAGCGCCTTTTCCGGTGCCGGGGCAGGGGCGGGGTTTTGTGCTCCCGCTTCCGGTGCGGCCGTCCCGGCCTCTGGCAAGGATGCCCCGGCCTCGACGGCCGGGGCGCTCTGCGTTTCCTCATGAAAAGTCAAACCTACTGTCCGCATCGTTCTCAGCCTCCTGCTTCCGCCGCGTTATGCATGTAGATGCCCGCCAGCTTGTTGGCGTACACGTCCGCGATGCCCACCGTCCGATAGCCGAACATGTGGCGGTCGCCGTCCAGGTCGTCCTCCGGCCCTTTGATTTTGGGCACTGTGTGTTTCTGGAACTGGATCAGTGCCGAGGGGTGGATCACCATGAAGTTGATATTCTTCGCGCCGTCCGCCTTTTTGAAGCCGCCCGCCTCTTCGCCGCCGGTCTTGCCGTCCAGCAGGTCGATGGCCGTATAGAACCGGGTCTGCGGCACCAGCGTCTTTGTGGCAAAGCGCGTCAGGATCTCACGGCTCTTCGTGGTGTCCAGGTCTGCGATCATGCCGTCCAGCGTCGGCGTGATGAACAGGTGGCGGTTTTCCGTGGGCACCTCATCTTCGTCCATCTTCGTGATGGCCACACGCAGCGCCGCCAGCACCGAAGCGCCGTCCGGCAGATCGGCTGCGACGGCCTTGGAAATGCCGCTCTTGCCCGCGTAGGATGCGAAGCGGAAAGCGTCCAGTTCCGGCACCACCTTCGTGCGGATGAACTCGCCGGACAGACGGCTGAAGGCCAGCTTCGCGGTCTCCTCATTGTCCAGCGCGTCCACATAGAACTTGCGGCCGCGGTCGTAGTTGCATTTTACGGTCTCATTGGTCATGGTCACGTCGCCCTTGACGTACCCGTCGTTGCGGCTGTAGTCGCCCAGCCCCTGCATGCTCAGCATGGGCACGATCAGCTCGTTGGCGTTGGCGCCCTGGCGCGCCAGCTCCGCAGCGCCGTCCAGCTTGCTGGTCAGCGATGCCAGCTTGTAGATTTCGTCCAGGATGGGGACGAAGGTTTTTGCCAGTGCAATGTTGTTTGCCATATTGGTTTACCTTGCCTTTCTGTGTAGTGTGTGTGATACGGTCAGTCCACGGGCAGATCCGCAGCCTTGCGCATGGCGATTTCGTCGGCAGTATACTTTGCCGTGCCCGGCACAGCAGAGGTCCCGGTGCCGGACGCGGGCGCGGGCTCGGTCCCAACTCCTTCCGGTGCGAACAGGTATGCGTCGCTTTTCTGCACGGCCGCGATGGCTGACGCGATGTCCGCGTCCTGGTTCTTGCTGGCGCGCAGAGCGTCAAGGTCCAGCGCGCCGCGCGCCAGCTTCGGGTTGTGCGCTTTTGCGTCTGCCAGCGCCTTGTCGATCTTCGCGTCAAACGCAGCGGCCGCCAGCTTTTCGTCCCGGTCCTTTTCCGCCGCCTCCGCGCGCTGCTTGTAGTCCGCGATCTGCGCCTTTACCTGCTCCGCGTCCAGCCCTTCAAACTTACCGATGGCCTCGTTGGCGGCGTCCAGCTGCTCCTGCAGCCCGTCGGCACGTGCCGATGCTGCGTCCAGGTCCGCCTTTGGCGCGTACAGCTCGTTGATCTTCGCCTCCAGCTTTTCTTCCAGCTCCCCGGTGTAGGCGTCGCCAAGAAGCTCTTTGGCAAATTCCAGTGCCATGTTTCAATCTCCTTCCTTTTAAATACAATATATATGTGCATAACAAAAGGACCCCCGTGAAGGGGTCCTTCAGCTATCATTTAAAGGCGCTTAAACGGACGTTTAAACGCAGGTCAGGGCGCGTGCCGGTTTTGCCGGCGCACCAGCTCATCCACCAGAGCGTCCAGCTCCGCGCGCTTTTCTTCCTCGCTCCTGTGGTCGGTGTATCGTTCAATGAGTTCATCCAGATCTTCACCGGGGAATTGTGCGCGCAGTTCTTCCATATATTCAGCGCCGCTTATCTTTGTCTCGCTCAGACAGAACATTGGATATGGTTTCCCGTATTTTTCCTTGTACGCCTGGCGAAGCTGGTCGTACCCAAGCGACCTCATGAAGGCTGCAAGCTCCGGTGTAATGGGCATAGGCATGACACATACCTCCTAAAACAGTTTCTGGTATTCTTTCCACAGGCCGGGGAAGAGCTTCTTAACGAAGAACAGGTCCGAATCATTCCGTGTTTCCATCGTAAAGAGTTCCGCAAATATCTCCAACGGGACGGCTTCTGAATTTTTTGCCCAGTATTCAGCCTTGTGCCCGAAACCTGTGTCAAGCCGCCCGGAGCTGAGCGCGCTGAGGATGTCTTTCATCAAATCGCTGCGTACTGCCTGCGCTACACGCTGAAATCCCTCGGCGTTATCCAGAACAGCTTTTGAAGCGTCTGAAATCGCATCCACAAATACTTTGTTTTTGTACCCCTGCGCATTCAGTACATCCGTCCGGTGCGCGAGCTCATGTGTGTTTGCCATTTCAAAGTCGGTCGTGGAAAACTGCGGATGCCTGGGGTTATACAGGATACGGTCCTCCACAGGGTCATACGCAAACGGAGCATCCAGTGTGCCGTCCTCCATGTACTCAGTGGGATTCTTTTCTGTAAAATACCTTAACCATACCATATTCTTTTCCGGCGCATCCGTCAAGGTGTCAAGATACGCGGAATAGCTTTTCCGGGCTTCTTCCACATCCAGCTTGCCGCCGCTGCCTGTGAGCGTACCCGCAGGACGCGGCATTTCCAGCGTGCCGTCCGGTCTCAGCGCCCGGCCCAGCCCCGCCGCCCGCAGCCGCTCCGGCGCGGTGCGCAGCCCGGCCGCAGCCGAAAACCGCTTGTATTCCGCATTCAGCTGCCGCAGGAGGATGCGGCTGCTGCGCAGCTCTCCGCTGCCCAGCTTGCCCTCCTCCTGCGCCGCGGCAATACGGTCCTTGCAC